CAACCCACAATCCGGTTTCTACGGAGCAGGTATGACAGCAGGAGACATTGATGCATCAACTTCACGTTTGGATTCATACGGTAACGAATCATCAACAAGATTGATTAGGAACTCATACGTCAGAGCTGCTGGTGACACTGCAGGAGACTTAGCTCTCTCAGATATCACTGAAGCTATTGACAGAGTCGCAACACGTGGATACAACGCAACACACTTGTTCATCTCCCCAGCTCACTACAAGTCTCTATTAGACCTAGGTGACTTTGTAACTGCTTTCACAGCAGCACAAGGAGAAGCAGGTGGTGCAGCAAATCCAACATCAGCCGCTATGATGCCCGGAAGCCCTGTTAATCAGACAGCTTCAACCGGTGTCGTCGGTTCTATATATGGATTAACCGTTGTCGTTAACGCATATGTTCCATCAACAAGATTTGGTACTTTTGACCTTTCAACCAAACCTATGGTTTACGTAGAAAGAAGACCACTCACTGTAGAAGAAGCCAATCCCGGATTCGGTATTGTCGGTTCCTACATGTCTATGAGATACGGTCTAAAAATTATCAGACCTGAAGTAGGTATCATAAGCATTAACGGAGCTACTGGTTAAGCACGTTAATTAGCCTTCGGAGAGCTGGCGAGGAAATGCTCTCCACTTTACATTAATAAAAGTGTTATAGTCGCATGCCTTGGAAAAGGTCTTCTATGGCGATTATAATTTTTTCATTAAAAGGAGATAAAATATGGCAGGATTTAAATTCGGCAATAAAGCAAATTTCGGAGAGAATTCAACACTCTCTGGAAGCTTCCAATATGTTTTTGGAAGTGGGAATAGTAATTCCGCTGACTATACAATGGTCGGTGGGATAAATAACACAGTAGTTTCTAGTGGTGAAGAAAGTTTAGTATGGGGTAAAGACCATGTAGTTTCTGGTTCAAATAATATGGTTTTTGGTGAAGGTCATATTGTTCCTAACGCTAGTGATTTTAATATAGTAGGTGGTTTTGCTTGTAGTGGTCAATATGGTGCTATGGATACCAACATTTTAGTTGGACAAAATTGTGCTTCATCAAACAGAGGAAACTTAACATATGGAAGAGATAATATCAACGACTGGGAGCAATTGGGAATGGGATACCATCAGGTTGGTGGGAGAAGTAATACAATATCTGGTTCATACTATGGTATAACTGTTGGTTCAGGTAACATAGGGCCTGAAGAATTCAGATGTGGATTACAAATAGGACAAGAGGGTTTAGCTCCTAATATTAAAGCCGGAGCTATAACAACTTCAGCCGGAAAATTTGCAGCAGTTGGAGATGCTCAATTAACATCACACCTAGTATACAGAGGTCAGACAACTAATAATACAGCTACTGTAATTTACAATAACGCTTCCTCTACTTATAAATGGGTTCTAGCAGCAAACGATAGTGTGTTAGTTAAAGCAACAGTTGTAGGAAGAAAAGCAGGAGATGCAGGACAAACTGCAGCTTATGAAGTTATCGCTACTTTCAAAAACCAAGGTGGAACTACAAGTATCGGAACTACTGGTGTGACGAAAAGAGTTCTAAACGAAGACACTGGTACAACCAATTATGATGCTACATTAGCAGCAAATGACACTGACGACACATTTGAGTTGAAAGTAACAGGAGACACTGGTCACAACGTTAACTGGATGGCCAACGTAGAGGTATTAAAACTTAACGTAGCTTAAGGAGATTAATATGGGATATAGATTAGGAAATTATCACGTCATCTGTGGTGACGACGACGGGAACACTATAACAGAAGTAGCTGTTTCGGGAAATGGAATGATATTAGGAACGGGCAATACTTTAGATGGAGCAAGGAACTTAATTGTTGGGCGTAATAATATTATAAGTTCAGGTTCAGATTCAAATTTAATAGTAGGTGATAATCACGAATTTGAACAAGCAGGTAGTGACCGCAATTTGGTACAAGGTTTTGCGAATAATGTAAGTGGAGGAGCAGATTTTAATGCAATTTTAGGTGGAAACCAGACGGCTACAAGTAGGTATGTTACCTATATAGGTAGTGGAAACACTGACGGATATGGCGTTTCATACGGGCTTATGTCAGGTAGAAGCAACACAGGTACAATGTCCGCTTACTATTCACAGTATATTTCTTACTCAGGAACTGCTGCTAATGGGTATTATCAGCTAATCACAGGAATAGATGCATCAGGTAATATGGGAGGCGCACATACACATTCAAGTGGAAAGTTTAGTACAAAAGGTGATGCTCAAACATCTTATGCTCTATTTGGTTGTCAAACAACTAACGCTACTCAAACTACAATGCGCACTATGAATGATTTTGAAAACTTATCTCCAAAAGTGGCACTAAATCAATCAGTTATGTTTAAGATAGAAATAGTGGCTAGAAGAACTAGTACTCAAACAGAAAGTGCAGCATACGAAATCCTAGGTTGTATTAAAAATGACGCAGGAACTACTGCTTTAGAAGGTACAATTACTAAAACAGTTATTGCAGAAGCAGATTCTAACTGGGATGTTACAGCCGTAGCTAACAATACAGATGACACACTCGATATCAAAGTCACTGGAGCTGCAGGTAAGAATATCAATTGGCTAGGTAAATTAACCTATATCGCAACAATAGGAGCATAAATATGAGTGACATACCGTTAAGAGAAAGTCAAAAAAGAATGTTTGGTGATTACATTTGTCCAGACAAGGATGGAATGGTTTGTGCCGGTTGTTTAGCTAGAACAGCTGAACTTAAAGCTGGTGGACCATCAAACATGACTAGTATCTGTTTATTAGAAAAATTGGTATTAGACAAGTAATTTAATTACTTACAACTAAAGAAGAGTGGTAGAATTGAGTTCTACCATTCTTCACAAAAGGAGAAAAGAAAAAAAAATGATAATATTTAATGCAAGTATGCCCCGTGCGGGTTCAACGCTTATGCAGAATATTTTAGGAAATCATCCTGAATTCTATGTAAGCCCAACAAGTGCAGTGTTGGATATGATATATGAAGCACACGCCCAATATACGCGTTCTATAGAAATACAAGCACAAGGAGGCCCTAAAAAAAATACCGAAGCTTTTTATGGTTTTTGTAAAGGAGCTATAGAAGGATATTACAAGCCTTTAACAGATAAACCCTACATAGTAGATAAAAGTAGAGGATGGAATATGTATATAGACATGTTAAAAAATATATATAATAAACCTAAAATTATATGTATGATAAGACATCCATTTGGTATTTTGAGTAGTATGGAAAAAGCTTATAGGAATAATCCTCATATTAACAAACAAGCAATCGATACAGTAAGTTGGCAAGAAATGCGTGGAACGACGGTAAATAAAAGAATCGATGGATGGTTGGGAAGTCAACCTGTAGGTCTAGCATTCGATAGATTATACGATGCTATACTTAGGGGTTGGACTAATGCTGAAGATATACTCTTTATTCGCTTTGAAGACCTTACTACAAAGCCAGAAGAGACAATGAAAAAAATACATTGGTATTTAGAAATCCCTGATTATGATTATGATTTTAAAAATATCAAACAAGTAACAGAAGAGAATGACGAGATTTATGGTATATATGGTGACCATAAAATTAGGTCAGAAATAAAACCTATTGAAGAAAACCCTATAGAAATCTTAACTTTAGATGGGTGTCTACGCATCCAAGAGAGGTTAGGGTGGTATATAGATTACTTTAATTATGACAAAATAACATACACAGAAGATTAACAATGGCAAGATACACTAAGGTATTAAAAAGTTTAGCCCACAATGCAGTGGGTGATAGACGCATTCAAGCAGCA